AGCAGACGTTGCAGAAGAAATGAAAGAAGTTATTGAGAATTGGTTTATGAAATATGAAGAAGTATATGGGCGGGGAGGTGGTGAAAGAATGGCAGAAAAAAAACTTGAACAGCGAATGGTTGAAACTGTTTTTGAAGTCAGAGAAGAAAGCGATGAAAAGAAAAAAATAGCAGGATATGCAGCATTGTTTGATAACCCTGCTCCGGAGACTTGGGGATTTATTGAAAAGATTGAACCCGGTGCTTTTACAGGGGCAATTCAAGAATCAGACACCAGGGCATTGATTAATCATGATCCTAATTTAATACTAGGCAGAAGCAAAGCAGGTACCCTTACTCGTGAAGAAGATGAGAAGGGTCTTTTTTATGAGATTGACCCGCCCGACACTACTTATGCTCAAGATTTAATGAAATCAATGAGGCGTGGAGATATAGACCAATCCTCTTTCCAATTTACAGTGGAGAAAGAAGAATGGGATGAGTCTGGGGAAGTGCCAGTAAGAACTATTGTAAAAGTTGGGGAGTTAAGAGACGTTAGTCCTGTTACATTTCCCTGGTACCCAGACACAGAAAGCGGTTTACGTTCAGGCAAAGACATTTTAGGAGAACACAAAAAAAATAAGGTTAATCAACAGCGAGCCGAAATGGGTTCGCTTAATTTATATAAGGCTAAAATTAAAATTAATGAAAGGAAGTGCAATTAATGGAAAAGATATTGGAATTAAGGCAAGAATTATCCGATAAGGTTGATGAGCAAAAAGAACTTGTTGAAGGAGCTGAAACAGAAGATCGGGGGTTAAAAGAAGAAGAAGAAAATAAATTCAATAAACTAGACAAAGAAATTGATGACTTGGAAGGCAGGATTGAAAAACTGGAAAAAGTTGATGAAAGAAATAAAAAGAAAGTTAATGCTAAAAATGTTGATGTTCATAATAGTGAAGAAGATAAAGAATTTAAAGGGCTAGGAGACTTTTTACAGGCAGTTGCAAAAGCGGGAATGGGTCGAGGTATTGACCCCAGACTTGCAGGCAACGAAAAAAGAGCAAGCGGATTAAACGAGGCTATACCAAGCGAAGGTGGGTTCCTTGTTGGCAAAGATTATGTCGATGGATTGCTTAAAAAGACTTATGAAACTTCCGTTATTGCAGGTCGATGTACTAAAATTGGAGTCGGGTCAAACAAAAATGGTATTAAGATGAAAACCATTGATGAAAATTCTCGAGCAAACGGAAGCCGCTGGGGTGGAATAAGGGCATATTGGGAAAATGAAGCTAGTAGCCCAACCAGCAGCAAACCAAAATTTGGAAGGTTTGAACTTAATTTAGAGAAACTGATGGGTCTTTGCTATGCTACCGATGAACTGCTTGATGACGCTACCACGCTTGGACAGATTATACAAAGAGGTTTTGCTGAAGAGTTTGGATTTAAACTTGATGATGCAATAATTAATGGGGATGGAGCAGGCAAACCATTGGGAATATTAAACTCTGATGCTCTTGTAAGTGTGGGAGAAGAAACCTCACAAGATGCTGATACCATAGTTGCTCATAACATAGTTAATATGTGGGCGCAAATGTGGGCAAGGTCTCGCAAAAGCGCAATATGGGCAATTAATCAAGATGTTGAGCCGCAACTTTTCACCATGACTCTTGAAGGTGGTACTTCATCTACACCTATCTATATGCCGGCGGGAGGATTAAGCGCTTCTCCTTATGGAACATTAATGGGTAGACCAGTAGTACCAATCGAACAAGCAAGTACCTTGGGAGATCAAGGCGACATAATGTTAATTGATCCTAAACAATATATGCTGATTGACAAGGGCGGCATACAATCTGCGGTATCTGTACATGTAAGATTTATTTATGCCGAGAATACATTTAGGTTTATTTATCGTGTAAATGGACAACCTATGTGGGATGACGCATTAACTCCTTATAAGGGAGCTAATGATTTAAGTCCATTTGTTACACTTGATGCTAGAACTTAAAAAGACATAAATTAAGGCCGGATATTACTCCGGTCTTTTCTAATTAAAAAAAATAAAGGAGATGAATTAAATGGCTGCTAAAGGAATGAATATTGCCGAAGAGGCTCATGTTGTTAATATATTGAGTCCGCAGGATGTTGATAGTGGAGTAGACTCTGATATATTTTCTATGAAAAATTATGGACATGTGAGTATTATTGTAACTGCCGGAAGTACTGATGCTGATGCTGGTAATATTACTGTTGAGGAATGTGATGATTTCAGCCCGAGCAATAACACTGCAATTGGGTTTACTTACTATAAAGAGGAAACTGATAGCGGTGACACTTTAAGTGCAAAACAAACCGCTGCTTCTGATGGAAAAATTGATGTATCTGCAAATGACAATATTACTTATGTAATAGAAGTTGATGCTGCCGAATTATCTGATGGGTATCCTAATTTGAGACTTTGCTGGTCTGACCCAGGCGGAGCAACTTATGGTAGTGCTGTAGCGGTACTAACAGGTGCAAGATATGCCAAAGAATCATCCGCAACTGCAATAGCTTAATAATAAATAAAGGGCTGGCTTTATGTCAGCCCTTCTCTATAAGCGGAACCACCGCTTAAATCCGCAAGGAATGGAAAATAGAAGGAGATGATTAAATGGGAGCAACTAATGTCAAAAGTAGATGGGTTGATGGCAATTTGGTTTTTTATGATAATTCCGGAGATATTATATGCACATTTGATGGGTCAAGTAGAAAATTAACTTTCCCCGCAACTGGAATATTAAATCTTGCAGCAGGTAGTATTGCAACTGCCGATTTAGAAAACGAAAGTGTGACTGCCGCAAAATTAGACGGTGGTGTTACAATTGCTGCACTACAGGAAAGTGGAGTTGCTAATTTTGCAGCAGTTGACCATGCAGATTCCAGCCCTGTTGAGATTGTGGCAGCTAATGGATCTGGTGAAGGAGCAAGGGATGTATTAATATTAGCAGTTGCATCAGAGGCTGCTGCCGGAGAGCCAGATGTTGATATAGGGGAGACAAGTACAGTTAATAAGTTTATTGAGGATGTTGGAAGCGGCACGTGGAGTGAGGACGATACATTTGTAGCCGCTGGAGAACTAACAGAAGAAAAAGCATTAATTGCAACTATTGCAACCGCTGGTAGTGGTGGTGCGCTTGATGTATTAGCGTTAGTATTTTAGGTGGTGTTGTAATTGAAAATATATGAAACCGCTGAAAAGCCATCTATTAATAATATGGCAGATGTAAAAAAGAATAAAGACAAAAACAAACTATTAAAATTATTAATTAAACAAATTAAAAAAACATCAACAAAGCGGATGAATTGAGGTGATTAAATGGGATTAAAACTTGTAACCCCGCCCAGCGTTGAACCAATAACATTATCTGAAGCTAAATTACACCTGCGAGTTATACAGGATAACGAAGATGCATTAATCGAATCACTGATAACTGCTGCTAGAGAATATTGTGAGGATTTTCAGAACAGAGCATATGTAGAACAAACTTGGAAATTAACTTTTGATGAGTGGCCAGAGTTCCCGTTTGAGTTACCCAAGCCACCTTTAATTGGAGTAGAAAAAATAGAATACAAGGATGATGAAGGCAATGTAACCGAATGGGATGATGATAATTATGTAGTTGATGAATATTCCTTTTTGCCACGTGTCGCACTGGCAGATGATTATACGATCCCTAATGATAATCTATATCCTGTTAGTGCTATACAGGTAACATACGAAGTAGGATATGAGCCAGATGACAGCGGGGAAAGCATAGATTACACAGTTAATATTCCAGAAAAAGTTAAGGCTGCTATGAAGTTATTAATCGGACATTGGCATAAACACAGAGAAGCTGTTGAAACTCAAGGCAGTATTCCAAAACCTCTTAAATTGGCAGTACACGCATTATTAATGCAGGATAGAGTGGTGCCGTTATGATAAGAGCCGGAGAACTAGAACAATATATAACAATTGAGAAACCTGTTAATACAGAAGGCGATTATGGAGAAACAACGACAACCTGGACAACACACTGTAACTGTTGGGCTAATATACAAAATCTTAAAGGTAAAGAATATTGGGATGCAAAGTCAATCAACTCAGAGGTAACGGCAAAAATAAAAATTAGATATAGAGATGATATAACGGCTGACATGAGAGTTAAATATGAAAGTCGTTATTTTTATGTCGAAAGTTTTTATGATCCCAATGAAGAACGCAAAGAATTATTGTTGATGTGTTGGGAGGCATTATAATGCCTAGAATGTCGAAAAGAACTTGTGAAAATCCCAATTGTTCAAACTTGGTTGATTATCCTTACAAATATTGTAAAGAACATCGAAAAAATACAGATGTTGTTATAGTTGCCGGTTCACCTGCAAGTGGAAAGACAACCTATGTAATGGAGAGAAAAGAAAAAGGTGATTTAATTGTCGATATGGATTATCTATATCAAGCACTTTCTGGGTTGAAATATTATGAAAAGCCAGATGAATTATTACCTTTTGTTT